ACGATAAAATTGAACCTGGTTCTAAATTTTCAACAAAATCAGGAACTACCAATACTGTTAAAGTATTGTCGTAGTGATAATTTAAATTTGAATCTGCGGCAAAAGTGACTTTAATCCTATTAACATTATCATAATACTTGTTGTTTGTATTAAAAATATTAATTCTAACACCTAACGGTATTGTTGATTGAAAACTATATCCCCATGGTCCATAACCAACAGGATTATTAAAAAAAGATATTGTTTCTCCATCTCTTGTTTGTCGTACCTCACTAACCGCTGTTTTATACTTAGAATTATTTACATTTGCTGGGTTTGTTGCGAGAGCTTCAGTTAAATTTAGAATAATTTCATTTTGATAATTAAAGCCATCCCAAAGCGTACCAAAAGCGGATGCATAATATTGTTCAACTAAGTCATAATAAAGTGTTGGGTTAGATACCGGAGTTAAAAAATTAGCGTCCGGTGGAGTTGTTGAGGTCGAAGTAGTTGTTCCTGCAACTAACGTATCACATTCACAAGCCTCACAGTCCGGATAGGTAATCATTGGTATTCTGATTGCATCATATTTTTTTTTACAATACTTACTATAACTCTTGAATGGTTTTTGGAAAAGAATATTAATCTTAGAAAATGCACATAAAATAAAATAAACAAAATTTTCCACAAACTGTATTAGGGCACCTATGAATAGAAGTATCAGTCCAATTGGTTGTAATATTGTCATAAGAACTGAAAATAAAAAATATATTAAATCAAAATTTCTAAAACCCTCATTTACTGGAAATTTATTGATACTATCACAATCTTGACTATCAATTTCTTTAATGCCAATAAATCTACCTCTAAAACCATTTTTAAATTGGTCAATAAATCCTGAAACCGTATAAACTCTATTAAATTCAAATTCATAAAAAGTATCTTCACAATTTATTGCCGCTTGTGTATTTGTATATCCCGTCCAATCTAATCCAAAATAATAAGAACCCGCTAATTTTTCATTAGTTAAATAGTCGGGCTCCAAATTTGGGTCAGTTCCGGTAATTGTCCAACCATATTCTTTAATATTTGGAACTAAGAAATATGGTCGTTTTACATCAGTTAATGATGGAGGTTGCTGCCACTTAATTTTAAATCTATATTTTGATTTAGTTGGTATTCCCAATGTTGGGTCATTTGAGATAACTCTCTCACCAAATTCATTAGTTATAATATAATCTAAATTCATTGGTAATTCAGTTAACCAAACCCCATCACCGTCAATAATATTTCCTGATTGTTCTAATTTAAATTCTTCTAATATTGGTTTACCTGTATCATCTTGTTGAATAGTTTGTCTAATTACCAATATTTGTCCAGGTCCTGACTGTAAACTACAAAGATTTCCCATGTTATCTTTTGGTCTTGCATTTTTTCTAACTCTAAATTTATCTGGAGTTGAGTATATTGAGCCCATAAAAACCGCAGTGGGTTGTATGTCAACATTTGAATCGTCTCTTAAATCAAAATCTAAACGATTAATGGCTATGTCACAAATATCAGGTTCACCCCAAAGTGGTGAAATGTCTAACTGTTTAACAGAATTTATAATTTGTGGTAATGAATTTAAATCTGTTGATGTTTTGAATCTATTACCCGCAACTTGTCCTTCAGTTGCAAGACCCATTCTAATTAAATCTTGTGGTGTTAATGAAAACTCTCCAATGTCAGATAAATCAACATCCATAACTACAGTTTGAAACCCTATTGGCACACCCATTATCATGTAATCACCACTTTCATTTGTTTTGGATGTTAGAAGATAATATTTGTCATAAATTTCAATTGTGGTTGTTTCTGTTAACGCATCCATTCTTGATGGAAGAGTTCCTGTTGCCGCATGAGCGGAATAAGATTTCATGTAAGGTAATAAATTATACCTATATCCATCTTCATTTGTATCGTTAGGTGATTTATACGGATAGATACTAGAAATTATTGGGTTTGATACATCAATATTACTAATAGGAATAAAGATTGATACTCTAGCGTTTGGTAATCCAAACCCATTGTTTGCCGTTACTCTTCCAACAATAACTCCATAATCAGCACAACTTCTATTATAAACATCTTCTTGTTGTAATGTTAAAGATAAAATCTCTAATTGTTCAAACTCTTGGTCTAATTGTACGTTGATTGTTTTGTTAATACCTAACTCAGTCCTTATTCTATATGATTGACCCATTAATACCTTTAATTAATAAATAGTTTATGTGGGATTTTTAAAATGAACACACACAATTAAATAATAATCTAAAGAAAAAATAAGTGAACTTGTTAAGAGAAAGTAATCGATTGGAAGTTTTTAACTGAAACTTTAATATCTTTACCAGGGTACCTAATTTGATAAACTTGTGATGGTTGCGCAAATATAGTATCATCAACTGGCCCAATAAGTTTTACTGCCGGGTCTGAATACTCCATAGATGTTTCTGCAGATGAATACTGACCTCCAACTTCATTAAATATATCTAATGTTGACACGGTTAATACCCCATTTGTGTTTTGAATAATACTTCTAAGTTCTGATAAATAGACATTTTGACCTAATTGTCTTGTTTGAGGGTTAAAATATGTTGATACTTTATCAATAACACTTGAAATAACTTGTCCTGAGTTTTGAGCGGAATCTAAAACAATTGCAACATCAACACTCAAATCAATAACCTCAGCACTGAATATAGAAATATAATCATTCATCATTCGGTAATTTGATAAATAATTTGCAATGTTTTGTCTTAAAGTATTTGAAACAATGTTTGTTAATTTACCTGAAGTATCAAAAGATAGTATTTGAATTAAAATTTTATTATTATTTTCGGTAATAGAAACTTTGGCAGGTGCACCAAATTGGGATGGCATGTTTCTAATAATTGATTCATAATCTTGTACTGTTACCGCCCTTTTTTGTGCTGAAAAATTAAATGAAACGTAATTTCTAATTTCTTCCAATGAGGGAATTCCCGCTCCACCAACAGCTGCCGTGACATTTACACATCTTAATGAATTAACTACAGTAGAGTTTGTTGTTTCAGAAGGCCCATTAACATAAAAAGATATGGTACCTAATTGATTAATTACATTTGAACCTAAATTTGTTGCTAATCCACCACCAACTCTATATTGAATAAACAATGTTGAATTTGGAGATAATGCCGAACCTAATGAAAAATTATTTGAGTATTTTTGAAGTTCTAATGTGGTACCTAAAGTTGTAAATTGGTTTAATTGGTCTTGAGCAGTGTTTGTTCCTCCACCAAATGTCATTTTTTTAAATCCTTCAGGAGTAAATTCCGTAATAAATCTATTTTGTGTTTGAATGTATTTTCCAACTTTAATTCCAGGTTGGTCGGAAACTTTTGTTAAGTCTTCAATAAAAACTCGGTCTTCCGCCAAAGCATCTACCTCATACCATTTATTATCTAAACCTAAAAACTCTGCAGTTGTCGGTGTATTTGTATATTGTGTACCATTTTTTAATATGACACTTGTAATACCTAATACGTTCTTTTCTGGTAGAAATAATTCAAAGAAAGGTTTAACATCATTTGCGCCAATAACTCTTTTAAATACTTTTGTTATACCATTAACAACAACTTCTCTTTTTGTAATAGTATAATTAACTAAAATATTATTAGAATTAAAGTTTGGAATTTTTAATCTATTTGGAAACCCTTGGGAATTATATGGTGAGGCAAAATCAATATCATTAACATTTTCAAATACAATTCCAGCCCCAACAACTTGTGACCCTCTTGTTAATATTCCAAGATATCTTTCATCTTCTTTATCACCAAAAGCAGGAACTGTAACTGAAAAATCAACCAAAGAAACTGAAGGTCTTTGACCTGGTAATTTTAATCCGTAAGTTCTAGCGATATTATATATTGATGACCTTTGTTGTGCATATTGTAATACTGTTTCCTGAATACTTCGGTCAATATTATAATGTAAGTTGTCGGCAATTGCCGCATTTAAATCAATAAATACGGAAAATATTGAAGCGTCATTAAAATCTTGAATTAAGTCAGGATAGTAAGTTTTAGTATAATTTAAAAGTTCTGTCCTAATTGACTGATAATCTCTTGTTGCGTACGATATTTTATTATTTGCCATTTATATTAAATATTAATAATAACAAAATCACTCTGTGCATATGTTGAGCCGTTTGTTGAGTAATCTAATCTTATTTTTGCGGTGTATTCAGAAGTTCCTTTACCCGGAAATCTGTAAATTGATGATTCACTAGTTCCCACAAAATTTTGACCTGTTGCAATATCAACTTCTTCTTCTGGGTCTGCAGGTAATATACTTAAACTATTAACTAATAAATTTGGCATAAAATTTTCAATAGCGTCTCTTATGTCAGATTCAATTGCAGTAAAAGTAACACCATCAAATGGTTCAAAGATAAATTCATATAATCTTGTGCCAAATTGCGGTAAAAAGTATCGAGAACCTCTTCTTGTTAACAATAAATGTATTAAGTCCGCTTTAATTTCTTGGGATTGTAGTTCAGTAAGTTCTAAATAATCCCCTCGTCTAGAATCTCGAAAAGGGAAATTAATACCATAAGTAACACCATTTGCCATAACTATAAATATAGTACTATCTATTTTTCTTTAAATAGATTAAAAATGAAAAATCCCGACGTGTCGGGATTTATATTTAAGAGCTACACCCAAAACATTCAAAAGGACTATCTTCAGGTTTTGTGTTTAATTCAATTATTTCAACTTTTGGTATTTCAATCTTAACATTAGGTTTTGATATTTTTGAAACATCAACCGCCAAGTGTTTTGCTCCCGTTGAAATTGCTTTAGTTCTAACATAATAACATAAAGTTTTTAATCCTTTTTCCCATGAATGGAAATGTGATGAGGTAATTTTAGACAATGTTGGATTTGCCATATAAATATTCATTGATTGTGATTGGTCAATAAATGGTGCTCTATCTGCCGCCATATTAATCAATTCTTTTTGTGAAATTTCCCAAATTGTTTTGTATTTACTAATCAAGTATTCAATACGTTTAACTTTCTTGGTATAGTTTTTATCCTCAGTGTCAAGATGGTTATTAAAGTTAATGTTTTGAATTGAACCTTCATTTAAAATGATTTCATTTTTTAATTCTTCACTCCAAATACCAATCTTTTCAAAATCATTAATCAAGTATTTGTTCACAATCATTATTTCACCACCAACAACTCGTCTATTAAAAAGAGCAGAATGTGCGGGTTCTGTCATTTCAAACGAACCTGTAATTTTTGCTGAAGACGCTACAGGCATTTGAGCGGTAAATAATGAATTACAAACACCATAATTTTTAACGTTTTGTTTTAAATCGTTCCAAGGCCATCTACCTGAAAGGTCATCTTCATTTAATCCCCACATATCAAATTGAAATACTCCTTTAGACATAGGTGAACCCTTGAAGTGAACGTATGGTTCGTATTTACCTTCCATACATAATTTATTACTTTCGGTGATTGCCGCAAAATAGATAGTTTCAAAAATCGCTTTGTTTAATTTTTTAGCTTCTTCAGATGTGAAAATGTAATCCATTAAATAGAATACATCGGCCAATCCTTGAGTTCCAATCGCAATTGCTCTTTGGTCTAATCCACCTTTTTTACCTTTTTCAGTTGAGTAACGATTGATATTAATAACTTTATTAAGTGCTCTAACAACTTTTCTAACTTCATCATAAAGTAGGTTAAAATCAAACTCACCCTTTTCAATAAAGTTTTTTAATACCATTGAGGATAATGTACAGATTGCTGTGGTTTTCTCGTCAGTATATTGGTAAATTTCATTACAAAGATTTGATTGTTTAATTACACCAATGTTCTGATGGTTTGTTTTTTTGTTAGCACTATCTTTAGAACATAAGTAAGGAACACCTGTTTCAACTTGTGACTCAACAATCTTAGTCCAAACATCTTGAGCTTTAACTTTTTTACCAAGACCTAATTCAACTGCCATGTTGTAGTTGTTTTCATACTCATCACCATAGCATTCTTGAAGTGGTTTAATACCCGCTTTAATAATATCGTTAGGACAAAACAGATACCAATCAGTACTGTCTTTTACCGCTCTCATAAAATTATCAGGAATCCAAAGAGCTGTGAATAAATCTCTCGCCCTTAATTCTTCGGCTCCTGTATTTTTTTTGATTTCCAATAAATCCATAACATCTTTATGCCATGGTTCAATGTAGATTGCAGCACTACCAGGCCGTCTTCCTTGTTGGTTAAAGAATCTTAATGACTCATTAACAATTTTTAAATACTTCAACAATCCCCCTGAGTGTCCTCCTGATGTAGATATTCTACTTTCCTTACTTCTAATGTTAGACATAGATAAACCAATTCCGGCAGCGTCTGAAGAGTAGGTTGAAATATCATTTAAAGTCTCCAATAAACCATTACGTGAATCTGAGTTATTATAATGTAATACACAAGATGCTAATTGAGGAACTTTACTACCTGAATTGATAATGATTGGTGTTGCGGGAGAAATAAGTTGATTAGACAATGAATTATAGTATTCTACCGCTTCCTCAAATGAGTTTGTTACCCATAGAGCAACTCTCATATACATGTGTTGTGGTCTTTCAACTACTTTACCTTGTGGTGTCTTTAACAAATACATTTCTTGCAATGAACGCCAAGCAAAATAATCAAAATTATAATCTTTATTATGATTTATAATTTCATCAATATTTTTTTCTCCGTATTTTTGAATTGTTTCTATTAACAAATCATTAATAATTCCATGTGAATGTAACTCTGCAATTGTTTCTGAAAAACTTGGGTTAGTTTCTTTATGATATGAAGAAATTGCAACTGATGAAGCCAATCTTGAATAGTCGTGATGACTACCAGTATATGCCGCAGCAATTTCATAAACCAACTTATCCAACTCTTTAGTTGTGATAAGTCCTTCAGTTGGTACCGAGGTAATAACTTTGATGAAGATTTCATCAGAATTTACGTTCAACCCTTTAGCCGCACGTTTAACTCGATTATATATTTTTTGAGGATTAAATGATACGTCCTCGCCGTTTCTTTTTTTAATTTTTAATGACATCATATTATTTTAATATTAGAAATCTTCCTCGAAAGAAATTGTTTCGTTTAATTTTGCTTTTTGATACTCAACAGTTCTTGACTCAAAGAAATTTCCTTTTGTCTCAACCGCAATTTGTTCCATGAACTTAAATGGTTGTTCAACATTAAACTCCTTTTTACATCCTAGCTTAACCAATAACCCATCAACGACAAACTCAAGATATTGTTTCATTAAGTTTGAGTTCATTCCAATTAAAGATACTGGTAATGACTCAGTAATAAATTCTTTCTCAATTTCTAATGCCGATAATAAAATCTCTCTGATTTTTTTTTCACTTGGTTTATTTTCAATGTGATTGTTTAATAGGTGAATTGCAAAGTCACAATGTAAATTTTCATCTTTAAAGATTAATGAATTAGCATTACACAATCCTTGTAGGATACCTCTTGATTTTAACCAAAAAACTGAACAGAATGAACCTGAAAAGAAAATACCTTCAACTGCCGCAAAGGCAACCAATCTTTCTTGGAAAGATGATTTTTCAATCCAATCCAAAGCCCATTTAGCCTTTTTTTGAACTGCCGGTAAATTATCCAAAGCAGTGAAACATAAATTTTTTTCTTCTTCATTTGAAATGTATGTATCAATAAGAAGTGAATACATCAAACTATGAATGTTCTCCATCATAAGTTGAAACCCATAAAAGAATTTTGCTTCGGGATATTGTACCTCACGATAAAAGTTTTCCGCCAAATTTTCATTAACAATACCATCGGAAGCCGCAAAGAACGATAAAATATTCTTAACGAAATATTGCTCATTTTCAGATAGATTATTCCAATCTCTGATGTCATTAGTTAAATCAATTTCTTCAGCTGTCCACAAAGCAGCTTGGTGCATTTTGTAGTACTCCCAAATATCATTGTGCTGGATTGGGAAGATAACAAACCTATTAGGGTTCTCCATTAATATTTTTTCCATAATTGTTTTTTTAAGATTTTTGTTCTTGTTCTCTTTGTTTTCTTTTGTCCAACAGTTCTTTAACTCTGTCTCTTTTTCTTTCCTCTTGTTGTTCTCCAAAACCTAAGAACGTTACAGATGACTCTGTATCAATTTCAAGTAGTTCGTTGTTGAACTTACAGTTCTCAAACACTACCCCATCTTTACCAATACGTGATTTGGTAATTGCTATTGTTGCCAAATTCATTTCTTTTTGTTGTAAAGTTTTTGCCACGGAAATGATAACGTGTCCAACTTGTGCTTTCTTAATAGAACCTCCCATTTGGTCGTTGGTTACAACCTCAGAAGATATAGAACTTCTGTTACCCTGTGTTGCCGTCCATCCAACTAATGACAGTTCGTGACACATTGCCTCAAAACCTCTCATAACTGAACCCTCAGCTTTCCACTCGTCCTTACTTGTACTTTCCGGTACAATACAATCAATATAATCTAAAAGTACCAAGTCAATTTTTGTTCCGTCAGCAATCATTTTTCTGATTTGGTTTTTAATCTGATTCATAGTTATAGAATCTGAAGGTAGTTTTTTCATAATTAACTCATTCTTCATGGTTTCTTTAATTTCTGTAATTTTAGACATAACCTCGTCTTTGTGTTTTACTAAATTATCAGGTTCAATTCCAGTCCAAAGTGTGAAATGCTTACGTTGTATGATTTTTGGATTGTCCTCAAAAAAAATTTGGAGAACATTATACCCAAGATTAAACGCGGTATTGGCAATCTTTGTTAAGATGGTAGTTTTACCAACACCTGTCGGTGCAAGGATAACCCCAATTTCACCCTTTGCAAGACCTCCCTTAAGCAATCTGTCAATACCAGGTATTCCTAATGGAATTGGATGTCTAAAATCCTCATCAAGGACTGTTTCAAGATTAGAAAAAACATCAAGGGTTCCAGTATCTTTTTCCCCAACCTGTAACGCTTCACGAACCAAACTCTCAACTTTGTCATAAGATTCAAAGTCACCTTCAGTAATAATTTTTTGGGCTTTGTCCATCGCCTTTTGTAGTTCTTGTTGTTTACAAAACTTCAACGCTTTTTCTTGAACAAATTGTGTACCCTCAAATGGTGCATCTTTTACTTTTTTAATAGTGTCAATAACAATTTTTGCAACCAATTCTTGTGAAATCTCAGATTTTACAATTTGTTCGAGAGTATCAAAATTAGGGGTAGATTGGTATTTGGTGTGATACTCCTTGGTCATTTGCAAGATAATCTTAAAGTATTTGTTATCAAAATATGTCGTTTCAATAACATCCATAATTGATGTTGAAAATTCTTTATTTACAATAAGTTGGTTTAAAAGTTGGATTTGGAATGTGTTTCCTAGGTAGTCAAAGTTTTTGTTCATATGATATATTTCTCTCGTCTGTTTTATTAAATATTCACTTGTTTAAGTCAAATCCCAAATATTCTAAACTTAATTTTTGTTCGGAAAAAATGTCAGTTAATTCTTTTAACATGTTTTTTAAAAATGGTCTTACGTCAACAGTATAACGAACTTTTGGTGGGAATTTTTTTCCATCAATACATCTATGACAAATTGTCTGTTCACCAATTTTAAGATAAATATTGAATTGTTCACTACCTTCAGTAAGGGATGTTTCCATGATTAACGGGTCATTGATAATTAAATTCATATTGTCCATCATATAAATTACTGTTTTCATTTTTAGGTGATACTCAAGTTCTCTTTTAAATTGTGAGATAAAGTCGTATAAGTCTACGGAATTTTTTGCCTTTGGGTTATACCCTCTGACATTAAAGAATCTTTGAACAACGATGTTATCGTTTAATGTTAATAAAAATTCTATTTTAGTGCTGTCTTGTTCTTTCATAATTAATTTTTTTTTGTGTTTCTTTTTTCTTTTCTTGTTAATTTCATAAAAGGTGTTAGGAAGTTTACCCAAGCCTCGTCATTTTTTGGTAGATATTTGAAAAGTCCATCTTCCACCATCATTCTCATTAAGTTTTTATATCCCCTATCTGTAGGGTCTATAGTGTCAGTTAAAATTTGTTCAACTAATTTTTTTCCATCGGTAGTGATTAAAGGGTTTGTAAGGTCGACTATCTTTTTGTTTGTTGTATAAAACTCTTCACCAAGTATAGTTGATTTTGTCTTACCAGTCAAAAGATTTGTGAATGTTTTTGAAGGTTTGTCCTGCAAAAGATTTCGAGCACAATCTAAAATTTCTTCCATAGTACAAGGTTTCTTCTGCACCTGAGGGAAAAACTTAACTAATGTTTTTTCTCCAAGTCCCTGTATTCCTTCAATATTGTCTGATTTGTCCCCCGTGAATATCTTTGTCAACAATACATTGTAGTGAGGTATATCCACTTTGTTCATAGATATCATATCTCCATTTTTAAAGTACTGTTTTGTGATAGGTGAATAGATTGTCACATGTTCAGAGATAAGCTGTGTAAGGTCTTTATCCGCAGAAAAAATGATAATCTTCTCGTCTTTAGATATCTTACAATAATAAGCAATTAAGTCATCTGCCTCATTGTCGTGCATCTCAACCTGTCTTACAAATATCTCCTCAAGATATTGTTTGATTCGAGACTTCTGATACAAATACGATTCGTACTTATATTCATTCATATCGTCTTGTCGTCTGTTCGCCTTATACTGGGGGTATATAGATTTTCTGATGGACGAATTTGAATCTCCGTCCCAAAACACAACAACTTTATCATGGTTGTGTTCATTAAGAAATTTACGGAGTATACTCACAAAGTGAAATACTCCACCCACATGAGCTCCGTCGTTAAACACGTCTTTTGCTCCGTGGAATCCTATCTTAAATAAATTATCTCCGTCTACTAGTAATGTCTTAATCACATTTGTGATTTAAATTAATATAAAATCTTGTTACTTTTTTTCAAATTGTCTTCCGCCCATAATGGTTGAAGATTTTTATAATGACATAACATATAAAGTTCGTCTTCTGTTTTTGCCGATGATAACGGAATGATGTGGTCAATGTGCCACTCACTCCTATTTTCCCAAGTCATACCATCAATAAATTGGGCTTCTAAATGTTCTTTTAAAAATTGTGGAGAACATCCAACAATTTCGAAAGTATGTTTTGACCGATATTTTAAATATCGATTGACTGAAGTTCTAATGTTAGTTTTAAGTCTAAATAGAATATCTTCTTTTTTTCTTTGTTTATTATAATCATTAATATAATCAGGGTTTTTTTCTTTGAATCTTTTTCTTGTTTCTAAAACTTTATCATAATTTTCAACATCCCATATTTTACGATATTCTTGATAATAAAATTTGTTTTCAGAATTCCATTTAGAATTATATTCTTTTATTTTTTCCTTATTTTTAAGTTTATATTCCTTAGTTCCAAGTCTTTGACACTCTCTACATTCCGCCTTTCTACCATCTTTTACTCTTGAACATACGTTATATTCCAATAGTAATTTCTCAATACCACACTTAGTACAAACTTTAGTTTCCATTTTTAATATATTCTTTTAATAATTTATTAACAAGGGAAGATAAATTTATAGATTTATCTTTAAAGTGTTGTGGCAGTTCGGGGTCAACCGCAACCGAAACCTTTATTTTTTTTTTATCTTCATCAATCTTATTTCTTCCCATATTATATAAATATCTTAAAAATACTTAAAAGTAGTAATAGTATCAATTTTTTTTATTCTTTTTCTTCTTTCAAATCAAAATCACCATCAGTTCCAATTATTTCTTTCCAATAGTCAGCATATTCTTTTTTATATTTTTCAATATTTGATTTCTCTTCAGTAGAATCTTTACCCGCCAAAAATCCGTGTGGGGTTACAATAATACGGCCATCTTCATAACCCAATCCGTTAATGTGATTTTTTAAGACCGAAACTTTACTTCTAATCGCAAATTTGATACTTCTTTTATCTTTGGTGGCGGTTATCTTATTTGTTCCAGCACCTTTTTGATTACCAAATAAAAATACTAATGAAGAATTTAACCAAATAGCATTGCCGCCCTTTGCCATAATCTTAGGTTGACCAAATGGATTATCCGGTAACTCCACCCAAGGTTGATTTACGATAATTAAAGTGTTTTCATATTTTGAATCTGACCTTCTACTTCCTGAAATTCTTTGATTAATACCCATACCAATTTTATCTGATAACGCTCCGGCCGTGTGTTGTTTCCCACCTTTTCCATCAAAAGTCATTTTACATGGTACGCTGCCCACGCTATCCCACATTATACATAAACTATAATCTAATTCTCCTTTTTCTTGAGCGTCAAGTAACGAATTAATATAATCAGTAATTTGTTCAATATATTCAAAATTATTGTTAAATATAAAGAATCCATCCCAATCTAATTCTCCTGTTTCAGTATCAACAACTTCTTCACATTCAAACCCCATTAATTTAGCGTGCTCGAACGACCATTTCTGTTCTGTAATGATGAATACAGGTAGAATACCTTTCTTTTGGGCATCAACGGCAGTTTTAACTAACGCAGTTGTTTTTCCTGTGTCAG